ATGTAGTAACTTGTACTCAAGAAGAACCTGGTCCTGATGGTAATTCAGCAGTTACATTAAATGCAGAAAATGTTGATTTAAAAGTTACTTTCAACAATGTAAGTGCGGCTCAATCTGGTTCAGCAACACTTAAATTTGCAAATGGGTAATTTATAATAACAATAGAAACAACTCAAAAGGGTGGGAAATATCTCACCCTTTTTTGTTTTCTTGATATTTATATATGAAGAATAATACCCATTTTGGAGAATATTAATGTCAAAATTTTTGTTTTTATATGAAGAACCAACATTAGGTTCACAGATTACTGGTTCAACACCACACGGAATTTATGATTCAGATACTGAATTTCAAACCGATAGTTTAACCACTTGTAAATACGTTGCAAGTAAACTTGGACATCCAGTTATGCAGTTGGAGTTCAATAGTGGTTCAATATATGCTTGTTTTGAAGAGGCTGTTTCAGAATACTCACAACAAATAAATCATTACAATACAAAGAATTGGATGTGGGAACATTATGGTAATACTGATACTGGTTCGGGATATAGTGGTACAGGTTCTCATCAAGCTGAAACTCCAAATGGTGGAATGTCTTTATTCACATTATCAGAACAATACGGACAAGCTGTGAATGTTGGTGGTAATGCTACTATGTTCACTGGTTCAATAACTTTAACTGGTTCACAACAAGTTTATGATTTAACAAGTGAAGCTAGTTTAGAATCAACTATTGGAGCAAATAATAGATTAGAAGTCCAAAGAGTATTTAATCAACAACCTGCTGCTATATCCAAATTCTATGACCCATTTGCTGGGACATATGATAACATAGAATTATTGGATTCATTTGGATTCGGTAATGTATCACCAGCAGTGTCTTATATATTGAGACCAATATCATATGATTTGGCTAGAGCGAATGCGATTGAAACAAATGATTTGATTAGAAAATCTGCATATTCATTTGAATTAGTAAATAATAAATTAAGAATATTTCCAAGACCAGAATCAACTGATGCTGGTAGTAAAATATATTTTCATTATTATAAACGAAATGATAGAATAGATGTAACACAAGATTATACAAGTAATAAAGTATCCGACCCATCAAATATACCATATAAATTTTTAACCTACACAGAAATAAATTCAATGGGTAGGAATTGGATTAGAAAATATACATTAGCATTATCTAAAGAATTATTGGGTATTATCAGAAGTAAATATGCAGCTTTACCTCTACCTAATGGTGAAGTGAATATGGATGGTGAAGCATTGAAAGCTGAGGGTAGAGAAGAGAAGGCAAATTTATTAGAAGAGTTGAATACATTCTTGGAAGCTGTTAGTAAAAAAGAACAAGCAGCTACTGAACAAGAAGTCGCTAATTCTCAACAAGAAGTATTGAATAAAGCACCATTAAAAATATACATAGGATAATTAAATGTCTCAAACAAAACCATTTTTTATACCACAAAAAGAATTTGATTTAATTAATCAAATGAATGAAGAATTGATTGACGAGATTGTTGGACAATCAGTTGATATTTATAAGGTTAATATTGATAAAACTGATTCAAATCTATATGGTGAATCAACCACTAAATACTATGATATTGGATTCAGAGTGAATTGTTTAATTCAATACAATGAACCTGAAGTAGAACAAACTGAGTTTGGTGCTGATGTAAATTCTAACATTGAAATGTTCTTCCAAAGAGAAAATTTATCAAGTGGTTCATTGAATTTTTATCCTGAGATTGGTGACATTGTGGATTGGAATGATTATTATTGGGAAATAAATGGAACAACAGAACCACAATTATTTGCAGGACATC